CAGTTGAAGCATTGAGCCGTGATCATACGGTGTCTCCCCGCTCGACGCGTTGGATGAGTGACAGGATATCAGGGTCGACGAGATCCTCGCGGCCCATCTGATAAAGCGCAAACGACTCGGCCCACCACTCCTCTGCATCGACGGCGCCGTAGCTGGTGGCAAAGACCTTCTCCGGCTTGCTGCGCCACAGCTCGCGCAGGGCGCGCTCGAGCGCGGGCGCCACGTAGTCTCGCAGCGTCTCGACGCGATATTGCTGGTGGACGTGGTGGCCGAACTCGTGCCACATAGCCGCGCGAATGCAATCAGCGCCAGAGAAGTATTTTATGGAGTTGAACGGCCGATCGCGCCGCGCGTCGCCCGGCCGCCACGTGGCGGGGTCGGTTGTGTCGCTCATGAAATGGTTCGCGATCTTTGCGTTGACCGTCATCACGCCGTCGCCCATCGTGGCCGCGGCGCGTCCGGCGTTGTTGTTGATGGCGCGGATGCGCGGCAGGCCGAGGCGGTCGGCCTCGCGCTGCATGTCGAGCAGAGTGCGGTTGACGACGTTCGCCGCATCGACGGTCATCTCGCGATAAATGGCGCGGTTGAGCTTCTTCTCGCGGATGTCGGCGTGCGTCGCGGTACCGTGCTTGTAGCGCAGCAGCGGAATATCGCCTTGCATGAGCACGTAGGGCTTGCCGCCGCCGGTGCTCACGAGCTCGGTGCCGAAGCGCTCGGCATCGCGCAGGCTGGTGGCCTTGCGGAACGCCGGTAGCTCGCCCGGCGGTGGCGGCGCCGGCGGGATGTTCTCGATGTCCGTCTTGAGCGCCTGGCCGATGGGCTCTGGCAATTTGCCGATCTTCTCGTCGATCTGCTTGCCGAGATCTCCGGTCACCGTGTCGCCCGGCATGTAGTCCCAGCCGCGATCAATCCCGTTCGGCGTGCCGTTGGGGTCGGTGCCGTCGTCGGGCGGGGTGTCGGTGATGCGCCCGCCCTGGCGCGCGGCTTCTTTGGCGCTCACGGCGGTCACGTAACACTGGCAGCCCCAGCCGTTGGGCGGGTAGTGGGTTGAGAACCACGGGTGATCGGCCGGCAGGGTGAGGCCGTTCCAGCTCACGTGCAGCGGGCGCGGATGCAGCACGCTGTCGTTGTGGTGGTACATCCAATAGGGCTTGAGGCGGCGGAGCTCGGGATCTCGCAGCTGCGCCAGGCGCCCGGCGGCGTAGCTGGTCGCCATATTGGTCTGATAGATGACGCGGGTGCGCCAGTTGCGCTCGCCGGTGTAGGCCCAGCCGTGCTTATCGACGATGGCGTCGAACTGCTTGCGGAACCACTCTATAGATTGGCCGCCGGCGATGGCGCCCTCGACGGCACCGGCGAGATCCGCGAGCAGGTCCGCCTTGGCCGCGCCGGCCACCATGAACGCGCGGTCGTGCTGCGCCTTCCAGAGGTCGGTCCACTTCTCGGTGGGCACCTGGTTGCCGAGGCGAATTCGCAGCGACTGGAGCTGCTCGGCGAATTGGAGCCTCGGATTGGGGGTAGTCATGCGTTTAACACCCGTTTAACTCTGCGCAGGTGCCGTTTTCTGACCTGGGGCCCGGCATGGGTAGCCGTTTTTGGCCTCAGCGGCTCTCAGCGGCTCACAGCGCGCCGGCTTCATCGGCCACGTCGAACCGGCCGGTGAGGTCCGCCACCACGAAGCCGAGCTGCATCACGGCGGCGAGCTGATCGGTGGGTAAATCGCCGTAGGCGGCGAGCAGGCGGTCGCGGAGCGCCTCCAGGGTCTCGGCCTGGTCGGCGAGGCCGCGCAGGGTGTCAAGCCAGCCGGCCAGCACCGGGGCGGCGGCCTGGCCGAGCTGGTCGGCGAGCGGGTCGACGGCGTCACTGGGCGGCTGGCCTTTGAGCGCGGTGAGCACGGCGCGGAGCTGTGCCGGGTCGGACGGGCCGGGTTTGCCCGGCGGCGTGGTGCCAGGCGGCGTGACGGGCGATTGCTTCTTCACCCAGCCGTCGCCGTAGGTCTCGTTTATATAGCCTTCAGTGGGCTCGTAACCGAGGCTGAATATCTTGGTGTCGCGCTCGGCGCGGGCGCCGAGGTCCTCCTCGAGCTCGGTCTCGAATTTGAAGCGCGGGCAGCGGCGCAGGCTCGGCACCCCCTTGTTGAGCGCTAGGATCGGGTACACCAGGTCGCGCGTCAGCGTGCCGCCGAGCTGGCGGCAGTCGCTCACGGTGAGATCCCAGCGCACGTCGTTCTGCATGTCGGCCACGCCGGAGCCGAGGCCGGTGCTCTTGGCCTCCGCGCTCAGCGTCTGGCCCAAGATGGCCTTGGATTCGATGCGCTCGCACCAGTCCACCATCGCCATGAACGGGCCTTCGCCGCCGGCTGCCGCATCCTTGAACTCCATCATCATCCCCTCGGGGATGATGCCGGCAGCGGCGTGGCCGATGTTCACCACCGCGCGGAGCAGCGTGCGCTTTTCTTCGTCCGTCGCGCCGGTCGGGTAGGTGCCGATGCGCGGCGGCAGCCCGTAGATCTCCAAAAACTCGGCGAGATCCCGCACGCTGTAATTCTTGAAGAGGAACGGCCACACCAGGCAGCGGCCGAGGCCGGAGCGCGTGATGTAGCCGCTCTTGGCCTTATGCACGTGCGTGAGCCAGCCGAACGGCTGCAACGCTTGGCCGTCGACGCTCATGTCGCGTAAGCGCAGCTCGGTGCGCGTCTCGCGGTCGAGCTGGAACCAGCGCGCCGGCCGATGCTCAATGCGGGCCGGCAGCCATTCGCGACCGTCGAGCGCCCACTCGATTTCGCAGCAGCTGAATCCCTTGCTCACCGCATCGAGCAGATCCAGCATCAGGTCTTCGAGATCCGCCATGTCGCGGATGATCTCCTCCGCGTACGCGGCAAGCTTCTCTTCCTCGGGCGTCGCGTTGCGCGGCGGCTCGATGACCCAGTTCACGCCCAGCACGGCGCGCTTGCGCTTGCCGAGTTCGGCGAGGATGTGGCCGTCCTTCTCCTCGATATCTTCGAACAAATCGCACTGCGCGATGATGTCGCCCTGCTCGGCCTGCTCGAGGATGCCGGAGAGCTTGGCGGGCGTGAGGCCACGCACGGGATGGCCCGCGAATTCTTGATGCAGGCTCGCGACGCTGGAGGTCTGCGGGACTTTAAGCTGCTGCGTGCGAATCGGCTGGCCGCGTTGGTCGACGATGGTCACCATGCGCCGTCTCCTTGATAGATCAGGTCATCGTTGTCTTTGTTGGCGGCGTCCCAGCGCGAGGCGCGCGAAGGCGCGGGGGTCCATTCGATCGGCGCCACGTCGCGCTTCATCGCGTAGTGCCCGAGAAAGATACTGATGGCGGAATCGCCGTGGCGTTGCAGCTTGGGACCGTCCGCCTTTTGCGTCTTCGCCTTCGGCAGCTTGGGCGTGCCGTCGATCACGCGCAGCGCGCGGAGATCGTCTCGCACCTCCACGTCGCGCGGCAGCTCGTCCAGCGTGCCGTCCTGCAGCGCTGCTTTGAACGCGGGCATGTTGGCGAGATAGAACGCGTCATTGAGTTTTACCTGCTCGATGCGCGTGCTGCCGTATTTTTGCGCGGCACGCTCCGCGAGATATTGCCCGTTGCCGGTTCCATCGAGGGCGCCCGACCGGAAGCGCGGCAGGCGGTCGATGATGTAGTAGAGGATTTCCTCTTGCTGTCGGAACGGGCAATTGAACAGCTCTACATGCAAGCGGCAGCGGCTGACGAGATCCTTGCCTTCCTCGAAGGCATTCATGACGGTGAGATCCGCGAGGCGCCCGAAGTCTTCGCCGAGCCCGTGCGCCCGCTCTTTGTCGAGGGCATCTAAAACAGGTTTTAAATGCTCCTCACACCACGCTAGCATTTCGGAGGTTCGCACATGATCCGGCAGATAGCCGAACTCGGTAGTCCAGCGGCCACGCACCGGCACGACCTGGTCGCTCATGCGCGCCTCGATCAATCCCATCGAGAGATAGGCGCCGCCCGATTGTGAGGGCACCACATCAAGCTCTTCGGCCGCATCGTCGCCGTAATAGCTGTACGCGTCGGCCACCCACGCTTCTTCACCGGCTTGGGTCCACGCGATGCCGCGACGCAAGCACACGCGCCGATAGAGGCCCTGTTCGACCGCCTCGCGAAACGTTATGCGGTGAACGCTGCCCTTGCGCTTCTTCGCGCGCACTTCTTGAATCAGCTCATTGAACGCATTGTCGACGCCGTCGTGCGTGGAAATGATGCGCACCTTGTCGCCCCACAGCAGCATTGCCATCGCGGCTTTGAGCAGCGCGCCGAGGTCATTGTGGAATGCGGCCTCGTCGATGATGATCACGCCCTGCTTGCCGCGCAGGTTGGTGGGGCGCGACGACAGCGCGACGATGCGCTTGCCGGAGTGCGGAAAGTCGATCTTGTAGGTTTTTATGTCCTTGTCTTCGTCCTTGAAGATACCTTCCTCGATCTCGCCGGCGGCCTGGTTGAACGCCTTGGCCCACATCGCGCACGCCTCTATGTATTCCAGCGCCATGTCTTGCGTGGGGCCGATGTAAAAGCAGTTCGAGCCGCCGGCGCCGGCGGCGATCAACACATCATCCGACGCCTCGGCCCAGGTGAGACCGATACGGCGCGACTTCTCGGCAATCTTGAGCTGCGCATTGTCTGCGACCCACGCCTGCTGATAGGGCAGCAGCACCGGCGGCGCGCCGGACGCGCGCGCGGTGTTGGGCAGTGTCGATGCGAGATAGTCGCTCATCGACGTTTACCGCCCAGCAGATAGGCGACGAACAGCCACAGCGCGACATTGATATCGCTCATCAGCAGCCATTTGACCTCGGTGCTTTTGCCAAGCGCCGACAGTAGCGTGCAGGCGAAGCAAAGGATAAATGCCGCGACGTAGTTCATGAGCGTATCCCCAAGATGGCGCTGCGGAGCTCCTGCACCGACTCGGGCGAGAGGCCGCCTTGCTTCGCGACCTTCTCCGCGACCTCGGCCGCCTCTTCGCGCGCCTGCTGCTTGATCTGCTGCTCGCGTTTGACGTTTTCCGATGCGGCTTTCTCCAGGCGCATCACCGACAACGAGAGGTGCTTGAGCATGTCGATGACGCCCGGCATGTCCTCGGCGGTCATCTCGCCGTCTTGCAACTTGAGGGTGACGTCGAACGCCAGGGTGCGGAGCATTTCGTTGATGAGGTGGCCGAGCTGGCCTTGCGGTGTGGCGCCGACTTTGGCGATCCACATGTCGGCGACTGCGCGCGACTCGCGCAGCTTGGCACCGACCTGCTCCATGCGCACCGCGTAGCGATTCACCGCGCTCTTGCTCACCGGCTCTACACCCTGGTCGGCCAGGATGGCATTGATGCGCGCCGTCGCCTCCATCTGCGTGACGCGCGGATCTCGCAGCAGCTCCTGCAGCTGCTCCAGGATGTCGG